AGCAGTACGGCGATGAGATTGAGCTGCTGATTGACGATGACGCAGAGGCACGAGATGCCGCTGAGGGTATGGGCATTGACGCATACACGCCTGAGCAAATCCTAGGCGGCGAGGCTGATAATGGGGAGGCTGAGAGCGATGAAGCGCGCGTGGTGATTGATGTGCCTGAGTTTATCCGCGATGCCGCTGCCAAGGGCTTGACATATTACGAGAATGGCTACGCGGGTGACGGGTTGCAAGAGCAGACCGTTGAGGAAGCGCGCCAGCTGCGCGCTGGGCAGGTTGAGGATGAAAAAGTTACGCGTATGCGCGCGTGGATTCTCCGCCACCGTGGCGATTGGGAGGGCGTGCCACGCAACAGTGACGCTGCCAATGATGAGTTCCCAGGCCCTGGAGCTGTTGCCGGTTATCTGTGGGGCGTGGAGGTAACACAGGCTGACGGCGCTGACAGAGTTCTACAATGGGCTGACCGCGTGCTAAACACGCTGGCTAATGATGAAAGGTTTGATGTGAAAGAGTTTGAGCGGCGCGCTCTCCCAATGGGAGAGTTCACAGTTTCCGATACTGAGGATGGGCAAAAGACCTTCAGCGGCTATGCCGCTCTTTTTGATACACCAAGCGCGGGGCTGCCATTCACTGAGGTGATTGCGCAAGGCGCATTCAAGCGCACGCTCTCACGAGCTGCGGCTGGCAGCAAGGTGATTGCATTCCTGTTTGGGCACGATGAAACCCGCGCGCTTGCCACCACGGCAAGCGGCAGGCTTTCACTGCAAGAGGATGAGCGCGGGTTGCGCGTTGAAGCGAAGCTTGACCCTGCTGACCCTGATGCCGCCGGTGTTATTTCTAAGTTGACGCACGAGGCCGCTGCAATGGGTATGAGCTTTGGCTTCACTACCCCTAAGGGCGGCGATGAGTGGAGCGGCGATAAGCGCACCATTCGTGAAGTCAACCTGTTTGAGGTTTCCGTGTTGAGCGCTGGGCAAACACCTGCCTACCCTGCAACGCTTGGCCTCACCGCTGTGCGCAAGCTCTCTGCCGATAAAATCGGTGTTGAGGCTGAGCGCCTTATGACTACCCTTGAGGCAATCAAGGCAGCGCAACCGCTGTCAGATGATGACCTTGAGGTTATTGACCAGGTACGCAGTAAGTTGGCACCGCGCAAGGGGATTACCCCAAGCGTTGCGGCTGCCAAGTTGCTGCTTGAGCGCCTGGCAAACGATACGCTCTAACAGCCCCGCTACCGCAGCCCCGCCACCTTTGGGTGCGCCCGCTGCAGAGTAAGCCCGCTAGGCGAGCACGATAGAAAAAAAACATAGAGAATAGGAGATACAAAATGTCTGATATTAGGAATCTGCACGAGAAGCGTGCAAGCCTTTTGACTGAAGCGCAGTCAATCGTTACTGACCTTGCTTCAAAGGGCGAAGCCCTTGAAGGCGAGTCACAGGTTCGCTTTGAGAAGCTTACCGCTGAGGCAGCAACTGTTGCGCAGGCGATTCGCTCCGAAAAGGAAGCCGCTGAGGCACGCACTGCTGCTGACACTGCACGCGCAGAGTTTGCTGCTGTGATTGCACCGGCTGCTGCAAAGGCTGATGCCGATGAGGCTGCAGAGCTCCGTGCTCTTGCTCGCTCAGGCGGGTCACGAACCTTTGAGTACCGCGATGTTACGAAGTCAACGGGTCTTGGAAATCCTGTGTCAGTGGCCGATAGGGTCAATGTCATTGCAGGCCAGTTCAACCCATTCATCAATCCAGACATCGTTACGGTTATCCGCGCAGGCACCGGCAATAATTTCCAGATTCCGCGGGTCACGGCCCTTGGAACAGCTGGTTCGGTTGCTGAGGCTGGCACGATTGGTGAGAGCGACGGAACGCTTAGCGCGCTTTCGCTTACTCCAGTTAAGTATGCAACGCTTATTCAGGTAACTGAGGAGCTTGCAACTGATGCGGCCTTTGACCTGGCTGGGATGATTGCAGACAAGTGTGGTCAGGAAGTGGCCATTGCGCACGGCGCGTTTGCTGGCACAGCGATTGCTGCAGCTGCAACGATTGGCGCAACGGGTTCAGGCACCGTTTCGGTGAACCCTACATTTACCGATTTGGCTAAGCTGAAGGCCAGCGTTAACCAAGTCTACCGACGAGCGCCTAAGGCTGGTTGGTTGATGAATGACACCACGCTTGGTGTCGTAACGGGTTTGGTTGACACTGCTGGGCAGCCAATCTTCCGCCCAGGTGATGCAAATAACGCTGACCGCCTGCTTGGCGCGCCAGTTTATTCTGCAGCACTCATTGACCTGACCGATGACACCGCAGGCGCAATCCTGTTTGGTGACCTTGGCCAGATTTTCACTGTGCTCGCCGGTGGCGTGCGCATTGATGTTTCGCGTGAATACGCGTTTAACCTTGGCTTGGTTTCGTACCGAGCTGAAGTGCGCGGCGCTTCGGGTCTTGTTCAGGCTTCGGCTGTCAAGAGCTACAAGAGCGCGAATGTCTAATCTCTAAGAGTTAGAGATTGATGACGAAAGGGGCTGGGCGAAAGCCCAGCCCCTAAGTCTTAGAAAGGAAAACTAAATGCTGGTGCGAATGCTTGAGCGAATCCTTGGCACACGCAACGGGGTTGCCTGGCCGCCACGCGGCGGGGTGATTGACTTGCCTGATGCAGAGGCTCTAGCCCTATTCGCGCACGGTTACGCTCAGCCCGTACCCCCTGCTAAAACCCCCGCATTTGCCCCTACGGAGCCCGTAGAGGCGGCTGTAATCCACGAGGCTAGGGAGAGTGCCACAGTTAAGCGCACCAAGAGGGGGAAAAGCGCCCAATGATTCAACACCTGAGCAGCCGGCAAATGAGCGTAGGCACGGCAGCCGCATCGGTCTGTGAAGGCTATGTGGCGGGCACTGAAGTGCACCTGCACGCGCTGGCTAATAACTCCAAGGATGTTTTGATTGGCTCTAGTGACCTGACCCTTGCCAATGGATTTGTGCTGCGCAAGGGTGAACACATCACCATTAGGCTGATGGAGCGCCAGACCCTGTATGCTATCGCAGAGAATAACGGGCAGATTCTAACCGTATTAGCAGTTGGGGGTATTTAATGAGCTACGCAACGCTGGCAGAATTCAAGAGCGCTATCGGGATTGGCACCGCTGACACCACTGATGATGGCGCGCTGCAGTCTGTGCTTGATGCAACTGATGCGCTCATTGACCTTTACACAGACCGCAAGCAGGGCTTTGGCACTGCATCAGAAACGCGCTACTACACCGCCGGTGATTGGTCATATGTGCTGACTGATGACATTGTGAGTGTGAGCCAGCTGCAGACTGATGATAACGGTGACGGCACTTATGAAACCACCTGGGCGAGCGGCACGGATTATGTGCTTGCCCCGCGCAACGCAGCGCTTGATGGCTGGCCTTACACAGAGATTGACACGAGCACACCAGCGCCTAAGGCATTCCCTGTTGCGGTTTATCTTGGCGTGAAGGTAACGGGCGTATTTGGATGGCCTGCAGTGCCAAGCGCAGTGAAGCAAGCCGCAATTATTCAGGCTGGTGCCGTGTGGAGTTCACGCACTTCCCCATTCGGCATTATCGGCTCGCAGGAGCTGGGTGGAATTTTGCGCCAGACTCGCGCGCTCCATCCTGAAGCCCAGGTGCTGCTTGATGGATTCCGCAAGCGGGATGGATTGGCGCGGTGAGTTTTAACGATGTCACCATTATCAATGCGCTCGCTGCGCACCTAAGGGCGGCAACACCGCCTACCGGCTACACGCTGCGCACGGTGCACGCATACCCCCCAGATAATCTTGCGGTGGTGCCAGCGGTGGTAATTGTGCCAGCTGAGGATTCAGTTACCTACGGCGCTGCCAATAGGAAGGTAACGCTCAACCTTGCGGTTACCGTATACCTACAGCCCCAGGCTGATATGGGGCGCAAGTATCAAGACCTGATGGCTTGGCGCACCTGGCTGCGTGATAGTCTTATTGACGGTGTGACGCTTAACGGCACTGACGCGGTGGCGCAAGCCAGCGTGACAGGCACAAGTATCGGCAATGACCAATGGGCGGATTCAGACTTTCTGACCGTAACCGCAACCGTAGAAATCTCTAGCGTGGAGGCTATCAATGTCAGTGCGTAAAGTAACCGAAACCGCAGACCAGATTGATGTGCAGTATGTTGACGGCTCGCTGCCTCGTGGAGAGTTTGTAGGCGGGTTACCGCTTGACGGCTCTACAATCAGCGTGCCTGCTACTATTGCTCAGGCGTGGATTCAGGCGGGCGTTGCCAAGCCTGTAAATAAGACAGCCGCACCAGCGGCTATTGAAAAGGAGTTTGAGTAATGCCAGCAGCGTCAGCCGGTAACACGATTTTTTCAAAGCTGGTGGCCTTTAGCGAGGCAACACCAGGCACTACGCCAACGCTCACAAGCGGCGGGCGCAAGCTCTTGGTGTCACCTACGGGTGTTTTGTCACCAGGCACCACGCTAGATTTAGGCCCTGAGCGCAGCGTTGCGCTACGCAACCCTTTGCTCTCCAATACCGCCACGCTGGTAAGCGTTGAGCCAACGATTAGCGCAAGCGTGCCAGCGGTCAGCATTGGTGAATTGCCAATTTGGCTATCAATGACAAAGACCGTAAGCCCAAGCGGCACGGCTGCGCCATACGCGTGGGATTACTCATATTCAATGACTGCTGCCAATGACCCAAAGAGCTACAGCCTTGTGGCAACTGATGGACAGCAGCAGTATGTAGTTGATTACTGCCTTGCAGAATCAATTACCATTGCCGCAGACCGCAGCGGGCTCACTAACCTGAGCGCAAACCTGTTTGGTCAGACCATTGAAAAGAGCAGCGCAACGCTTGCTGACGGCACGCCAACCAGCCCATTTATGGCTGGGCGTTTGTGGAATTGTTTTCAGAGCGGCACCGCATTCCCAGGCACGGCCACAGGCACGGCCTTCCAGTACCTGCTTGATTTCAGCCTTGAATTCAACGCGGGTATCACCAAGCAGGCATATTTGGCGGGCACCACATCGTTCTCTACGCATTCGGAAAGCAACCCATTCACCGGCACACTGACAATGACGGTGAGCAGCACGGCTTCAGCTGTGAGCGTTTGGTATGACGCATACCAGGCTGGCACTCCAGTGGGCGTGAGGCTATCCTGGAGCGCGGGCGCATTTAGCGCTCACATCCTTTGTATGGTGGTGCCAACTGAAGTGCAGCCAATGGCTGGTGCTGAGGACGGCCTAACAACGATGGCCGTAACCGGCACGCTGGTGTATGACGCTACGAGCGCCAAGAGTTTGCAGATTGTTGTAAACAGCGATTTGGCTGCATTGCCATAAGGCGTAGTTAGAGGGGAGGGTTTAAATGCCACAGAGCAAGCCAGACTTTCGTACAGTAACCGTTGACCTGCCAGCACCTTTTGAGGGCTGGCAGGCAACACTTAAGGCAGAGGGCATTAGCGCCCGCATTCTCATTGAGCTGCAAAGCGGCGATGAGGGGCGTGCAATGACTGCCACCAAATCGCTGGTGGTAAAAAATAACTTTCTCACTGCTGATGGCGAGCCAGCCACTGATGTGCTTGATGCGCCAATGGAGGCGCTTGGCGCAATGCTCAAGGCGTGGACGGAGGCTGTAGCAGCACTCCCCCCGCGGTAAGGCTGGATGCGCAGCGGATGGCTGCAGGGCGCGCAATCCAGCCGCACCCATATTTAATGGCGCACCTTATCGGCAAAGAGTTTGGAATTGCACCGCACGAGGTTATGGATTGGGAGGCAGGTGACCTGCTCCGCACCTTTAACCTAATGGCAGACCTGCAGCCAAAGGAAGGTGCAAAGCGTGGCTATTAGTTTTACCCTAAAGGTTGACCCTAACTATCGTGCGCTTGAGCTTGGCTTTCTGCAGGGTTCAAACCCCAGCGCCTACAAGCGGCTTATGTCTTTTGCCACAGTCAACGCAGCACGCACCTATGCCAAGCCAATTAAGGATGCAGCCCCACGCGGCAAAACCGGCAACCTGGCGGCTGGCGTAAAGGCACGCTCAGGGCGTTACTCCAAGCCGAGCGCAGTGGTAGGGCCGCTCTTTGCTGGGCGAGGCTCTAAGAAAAATCCTTGGTACAGGTGGCTGGTAGTGAAGGGCACCAGCGGCAGGCGCAAGACAAAGAGCGGTGTAGTTGCAGTAAAGGCAATCACTCCAAACAGGTTTGTAAACAAAGCGATTGATAACCAGAGCAATGAGCAAAAAGCGGTGCAGGCATTCCACAATACCGTGGAAGCCTTTTACAATGACGATATTTTTAGGGGTAGAATTCTGCAGTTCAGGCGCGGAGGTCAGCTCGCAGGGATGGGAGTGAGCGGCAAGGATTTCTTTGGGATGATTGGAAGGCTGGTTAAATACTAAATGGCAAGCGCAACTAGTACCGCAGTATTCGCAGTTGTTGCAAAGGATGCAGCAAGCGGCGTAATGCGCGGCATTGGCAAGCAAATGGGAAGCCTTGGCAAGACCGGCGGCGCTGTGTTTAAGAGCATTGCGGCTGGTGCCGCGATTGCCGCCGCTGCTATCACCACTGCCTTTGGGCTTGCTGCCAAGTTTGCCAAGACCGCCATTCAGGCTGCGATTGAGGATGACGCTGAGCAGCAGAAACTTATTGCCACCCTTAAGGCGCGAGGGTTAACCACAGAGCAGGCAACCAAGCGCGTGAATGAGTTGATTGAGGCAGGGGCAAAACTTGCCTTCACTGATTCAGAGGTGCGCAAGGGCTACGAAATTGCCAGCGCATTCTCAAAGAAATACAGCAACCAGCAAAAAATCCTTGCCACTGCGCAAGACCTTGCGCGTGCAAAAAACATTAGCCTTGAAGCAGCAACCAAGCTTGCAGGCAGGGCGTTTGCTGGCAGCACCGGCGCACTTGCTCGCTACGGCATCCAGATTGAAAAGGGCGCAAAGGGGCTAGAGGCTCTTGGCGCTATCAACGGCAAGGTGGGCGGCGTTGCGGAAAAATACGCTCAGACCTTTGAGGGGCAATTCAAGGGTGTGCGCATTGCTATTGATGAAACCGTTGAATCAATCGGTTTTGCTATTGGCGGCGGCGAAGGGCTGCCAACATTCACGCGGCTGCTTGAGGGCATCCGCCCTGTGCTTGATGATTTGCTTGGGGAGATTAATGCCAACCTGCCAAAAATTGAGCGCTTTGGGCGCGAGCTGGTTGAGAAATTTCTAGCCAAACTACCAGGCTATGTTGCAACCGCTAAGCGTGAGTTGCCAATTCTCATTGATAAAGCCACACAATTTATTGGCAGCGTTGCGGGATTCGGCAAAGAGCTTGCCACCTTCCTAGGGCCTGATGGGTTGGTTACTGCAGGCATTGCAGGTTTGGGCTTTAAGTTTGGCGGTCTGGGTGGAGCCGCTGGCGCAGTGTTTGCCTCAGAGTTTATTAAGCTGGGCGTTGACCCCATTACCGCTTCAATCACCAGCACGATTGCTGGTGCGCTCACCGCTGGTATAATCAACGGGCTTGGTAGCGCGCTTGCGCAGGCAGCCATTACAAAGTTTCTGGGGATGTTTAAGAGCATCCCCGTTACGCCTAGTATTCCCGTGGGGGTGCCTGGCGGTGGTGGCACGCCAGGTGCTGTGCCAATAGGTTCAACGCTTAAGGATTTAGGAATTATCGGAATCCTATCAGCTGGGCTTTCAGTTGGGCTTACCGAAATTGTGCCTCGGCTTACAAAGGGCGTAATGGAAGCACTAGGTATGAATACAAAGCCAAGTGCAAACCCAGCAGACCGCGGTGGGGGGATGTTCGGGGCACCTCAGGGCGTTGGAACGGCTGATTACTTTATTGACAAAATCTTTGGTGGAGGAAAGCTATACGGGTCAATGAAGGATGGCATTACTGAGGGAATTGCCCCCGTTGCCGCATACCTTGGTAGAGATATCACCTGGGAGAGCAGCACCACTATTAAGGTTGATGGGCAGGTGCTTGCGGATGTGGTTGACAGACGGCTTGGAATCAGGGCGCTAACATCTGGTGTGACACGCACAGGCGGGCGCTAAATGGCCCTTGCTCCATACCAGCTATGGGTTGATTGCCCAGCAATCACGAGCGCGGTGCGTGCTGGCAGCACAGTAACCATCACCACCGTTTCAAGCCATAGCCTTGTGCCTGGGGCGGTTATCGCGCTTGAGGGAATTACTGGCAGCGCGGGCACTTCAATGAATTCAGCGTGGACGGTTGCCACCACGCCAAGCGGCACCACATTTACCTTTACCGCCGCTGGCTCTGCCGGCACTGCAACGGTGGAGGATGATGACGGCAGCTACACTGCCGCGCTCTCGCAGGATGTGCTCAATCCTCTGATTAACTACAGCGGCACTGCTCGCAACTCCGCGCTCTATGTGCCAGCAGAATCAATCCAAATGGCTGCATCTGGTGACGGCGCTGGGGCAACAATGAGCTTTACGGTAATTCAGGATGACACCCCAGCGGCAGGGCCGTGGTGGCTGCTAACCCCAGATGAGGCGCGTGTGCGCCTTATCCAAAAAGATACGGGCACAGCGCCAGCCACTGACGGCACTGATGTGCTGTTTTTGGGCACGCTCTCCAGCGTCAATGCGCAGCTCAGCGGGTCAGGGCAAGGCACGATGGCGAGCATTACACTTGAGGATGTTAATGCCACGCTTGACAGGCTCGTGGTCTTTGGCAAACCCGTCAGCGCCAAGGGAATTGCCAGCGAGGCGCGGCAGGGGGTTAAGCGGGTAAGCAATGTCACTACTATCCGCACCGTTTCAAATCATAATTATTCTGTTGGTATGTCTGTGACAATCACTAATGTGCTTGGCGGCTCTGGCACATCATTTAACGGCAACTTTACGATTGCAACCGTGCCTTCAGCAACCACATTTACCTTTAGCCAGACAGGTACTAACAGCAGCGGCGTGAGCAGTATTGACATTACTGCCGCCGCGCGGGCAACCGCTAGCTCAGCAAATCAGGTAAGGCTCACACTTGCTGAGGCGCACGGGCTTAGGGGCGGGGAAACCATCAAGGTGGTTGGGGTAAAAAACACTGTTTCCTCACTTGAGAGCCTAATTGACTCAGTGGTTTTCAGCGGCGATTCAGTCAAGACCTCAGGGACTGCGCAAATTATTGTGACGCTTGCCAGAAGGCGTGTGACAAGCTGGGGCACATTTAGCACCCCTAACGCGTACATCAGGATGGAGCCGGTTGGCTCTGCAACGGTCACGCCAGCCTCTGGCGCTGGGCAATCCAGCATTGGAATCAACGGGAATGAAACTGAAACATCAGCCGCAACCAAAATGCTTGGTGTGGTTGCAGCAAATAAAAATGATGACTACACGCTAAACAGGCTGCTTAAAACTACAGACACAAGCAAAATTGCGGGAAGCACCAAGCCAAATCAGGCTGGTATTGCATTCCCGGCAGGCACACTTCGTGCGGCGCTTGATTCTATTGTTGAGGCGTACAGCGGGATGGATTCCAAAGAGCGCCGCTATTATGTTGACACTGCAGGGCGGCTTAACTATTTGCTGACTGACCCTACGAGCGTGCCCACTTATGCCACGGCACCTTACAAGATTATTACCACTGGCACGCAGAATCCAAACACCACCACGGCGGCGGCAACCATTTTTGTAAATAACCTTGTACTTGACTGGGATTACCGCACCACCAAAGAGGCGCTGGTTATCGCATCCTCTGTAACCAACGAGCCAGCGGCAACCAAGGTGCAAAACTATCTTGATAGTGGGTATACCCTGCGCCCGCTCTCTCCACGATTTGATGATGTGATTGAAGCCCCAACGCGCAGTGCCAATGTGCAGGCTGAGATTGGGCGCGTAGCTACCGCCTTTTTCCTAGAGCGACACAGGCCCATTCTTAGCGGGTCATTCACCGTGCGCGGGCGAGGCACAGAATCTTTTAACCAATACGGCTACAATAGTGGATACGCACAAACTGGCGCGTCAACCTTTGCCTTAGTTGAGGGCTGGAAGCCTGGCCAATGGTGCTCTATAGAATGCGCTGAGCTCGGCTTGACTGGCCTGTACCGCATTGAGCAGGTTGACTGGGGGCTTGAGGCTGGTAGCTTCACCTCATATATTACAGTTACCTTTAACCGCAAGCCGGCAAGCAATCTGACAAACTTGTTAAACAAGGGGAGATAAATGCCACGCTTTGGAGCTGATGAGTCTTTTGCTTCAACCACTAGCGGTGGTGTTTTTGACTCATCCGGCAACCCCGTCATTAGCGCAGATAATGAGTTTGGCGGCTCACCGCTAGGCCCTGCTGCGCTTGCGCAAACGCTCTTTAGCGTTGCCAACGGTACCTTCAACCTGCTCCCGCCAACAGTAGAGGAACCGATTAGTAATGAAAACCCGCTGCCGTATTGGTCTGCACCTGTTGATGATTCTGATGGCGAGATGACAGCGCAGGTGGTGTTTGATACCACCAGCAATACCTACTCTCTGCGAATGAATCCAGGCACTGCGGCGAGCGGTTACACGCTCAGCATTACCACGCGCTCAGCTGTTATCTCTGACGATAACCTTGCGCTGCGCCAAAAGGCAATTGCCACACTTGAAAAGGTTGGCACTTACGCAGGCACTACACAGGTTAACCTGAAGCTTGACGCTACCTACTATGACTACACCGGCACGCAGCTCAGCACGAACGCAATCGGCACGGTGTTTGACAATGGCACGGTGAGCAGCATCACTGGGTTCACCACGGCTGGCACCGCAATCGTGGGCGTGTCTGCGGCCTATGTGGACTTGACCTTCACGATGACTGCAACGGCAGATGTCACCAGCGGCATTGCGTTTGACATTGACACCATCCTCCTTCAGACCTCGCAAGGTGGCGGCGGCGGCGGTGGCGCTTTCCTTATCACCGAAACCTTCACAAGCAGCGGAACCTTCACTGTTCCAACTGGGGTTGAGTATGTGACCGTGGTTGCAATCGGCGGCGGCGGCGGTGGTGGCGGCGGCCAGATGGTCTGGGCAACCAGCAGCCTATTTGGTGGTGCTGGGAGTGGAGGGGGAGGCGGCTCCCGCATCGTAATCGCACGCGACATTCCTCTTGGCACGGCTACATCAGTCAGCGTTGGCATCGGCGCAGGTGGCAATGGTGGCGCTGGTGGAACCGTTGCGAAGACTACAGGCGGCACGGCGCACAGGACTGCCGCCGGAACTAATGGTTCCGATGGCGCTGCCACCACTTTCGGCTCGTACCTTTCTGTGCTAGGTGGTGGCGGTGGTGGCGCTGCTGGCACTACTACTACCATCGGAAGCGGCGGCGCAGTTGCAGGAGTTGCAACAGCAACTGTGCTTGAAGTCAATCAGTACCTCGGCGGCACAGGCTCAAACGGTGGCACGCCTGGTACGGCAACTGGTACTGCAGCAGCGGTAGGCGCAGGTGGCGTATCTGGCACGGCTGCCACACGCGGCTTTGACCCTGTTTCTTACTTCACTATTCTTGGCAACATTGGTTCTGCTGGAGGAAGCGCGACATCAACTACTACAAATGCAATCGCGGTGCGCGGAACTCCAGCGACACCAGGCACCACGACTAACTACTTCCTAGAGGGCGGTGGCGGCGGTAGTGGTGCAAACTCACGCAACTCTCCAGGCACGCCAAT